CTGAATAATCCTTGTACTGTATCCTGCCTTCCATAAAGCAATTGCCTGCTCGAAGGAGTCGGTAATCGAGTCATTGATTAATTGCTTGATTAATTGCTCGCCTGATTCCTTGCGTGCTTCATAACTGTCCATAATTGTCACCTTTCATTGTTCTTATATGTCTTACTTGTTGTATAAAGTATATAAATATGTCTTACGTCAAAAAAAATATAAGATTAAATACATATGTCTAACAATATATAAATTATTACGAAAATATCAACGATACATATGGCAGAACAAAACGACACATCCAACAACAATAATAATAACAACAATAATAATACCGATAGTATTACAGTTACAGGCAAACCATCCACAGGACAAGCAAACAAATACTACGAATACAAAGAATACACAAAAACATGGGCAAACTGGTGCCCATTCTGTAAAAAAACAGGCACATTAACTGATACACCAAAAGGACTGAACAACGTCCCTGAACATGAATTAACCTGTGACACAGCCAAAGGTGGATGTGACGCTGATTTCGACATCACAACAGGTGCAGACAAATCAGGTAGCTATCGTGCATACCTAAAAGATGCATGCACAGGAGCACAAAATACTCCATCAGACATTGACACCAGCATCGGCGACTGTGAAGGCACAGACAATAATAATAAAAGTAACCCCAGCACCCCAACAACTGGTTCAGCAGTTCGAATACCAGATATTACATTTTATGGTCTTATCAAGCAAATAATGGGTGCTGTTGATGCTAATTTCATTATTGGAAATAATATGGCGTATTTATTGTCTTTTAAAGATATATACGAATATCGTAATCAATTTGATGAATACATACCCAAAATTGAGCTAAATGATGTTTTAAGCCATAGTTTAGAAAAAAATTTCGCTCCAGAGGGCTTTTACAATGCTGTTGAAGTCACATACAAAGATGGCATAGTTGAATACCAAAATGACGTTTTAGTCAAGCAATATGGCAAAAATGTCTTTTATTACACATTCCCTGAAGATGACGAAGAAACAGCTAAAGCCAAAGCCGACGCTTTATTGGCAGCACATATCAGAGATTATAGTACAAATATCCAATTATCAGTATTTTTCAATGAAAACATAACAGCAGGAAGCTGGGTAAAAGTACGTAAAACGCTTACAAATATTACAGGTAAGACACGTAAAGAAAGACAACAAATGGAAAATATGCCAGAAAATGGAGTTATCGAAACCAAACATAAAGGCATAACAATTCAAAACCTTGTTGAAAAAACCATCACAGACAAAACAGGCATGACTAAATACGTACAAAGTGTTACTGATGAATTAGGTAATATGTTTGATATTGAAGTAGAAAAAAATGACTATGAATTGTTTTTTGTACAAGGATTTACTTGTCGATGGGATAGACATAATTCTTTAATTATGGATTTACAATTAAAATATGGTCCTGATACACCAGCTGACCCAATTAATGCAAGTATTGGAAGCATGGGAGCTGCAGTAGGTGGAGGTGCAGCAGGCATAACTGGTGGTCAAGCTGAAGATATCAACGAATTTGTAGCACAATGTGTCGGCAATGCAACAACCGAAAGAGAAAAAGCTGAAGCAGTTCACGAAGGATTAAGAGATATTATTAGATATGATTATTATGAATGCAGTAAGTATTCAACACCATCTGAATGTTTAAAAAACGCTGCACATTTAAACTGTGCAGATACATCTCGATTAACAACAGCATGTATGAAAGCAGCTGGACTACAAGCTGAAGTAGTATGGGGTCCAGGTCATTTCTGGACACAAATACAAATCGATGGGCAAGGAGTATATTCAGATTTAACTGGTTGTACTGGATGTCGTTCAAGACGTGCTTTAGGTGAAGTATGGAATAATATGAAGCATCAAAAAACTGAAGGAGATAACCCACATTGTTAAGGTGAGATTATGGATGAAAAAGAATTTATTAAAAGATGTCGTGATGATATAGTATTTTTCGCAGAACACGTATTACGTTCTGAAGATGGTGGCTTTTATAAATTAGAGCCACATCAAAAAGCAATGGTGACATCTAAAGAAGGACAAGTAGTATATTTCTGTGGGCGTCGTTTAGGTAAATCTTTTATGCTGGCAACTGAAGCTATTCATCGTGCATTATTTTTTAAATATCAAAAAGTTTTTGTATTATCTCCAACTGAAAACCAGGCTAAAGAATTAGCTGAAACTATTAGTGGTATGATAGAACGAAGTGCCCTTATTGAACAGGAAGTAAAGCTTAACAACGTTATGGAGAAAAAATTCTACAATGGTTCTCGTATTGTCATTCGTACAGGTGGTGGAAGAGGCTCTGTTAGTTCAATAATTGGTTCAGGAGCTAATTTATTAATTATAGACGAAATTCAAGACGTAAGCGACGACTTAATCAGTAAAATCATCCCAGTTATGCGTGGACAAAGAGGAGCTGCAAAATTCATCGTAGCAGGAACTCCAAGAGACAGAAGTGGATTTCTATATGAATCATTAGAAAACGCCCCAAGAATATGGGACGATGGCAAATGGTATGAATACCCTGAAAACTCTGGAAACTTCACAGTATATCGCCAGCAAACCTGTTATATGGATGAAGAAGAAAATATCATTCGCTCCAGTACACCACGTATTACCATTGAAGAATTAAAAGAAGATTACGAAAATATACCAAGATTACAGTTTTTACAAGAATATTGTCTAGACTTCATGTCAAGCGTATCCGATGTATACTCCGAAGATTTAAGAGAAAAAGTGCTATATCAGCCTAACTATCAATTAACATTTGGCAGCTTTAATCCAGTTGTAGCAGGTATAGATATTGGAAAAATGAGAAACGAAACTGTATTATATATTGCCGAAGTTATACCAAACCCATTGCCAGAAAATAAAAGCTACAAAAAACTTGACCTAAAATGGTATAAAGAATTCCCTTTAGGCACAGATTATGATGAAATAGAAAATTTCGTAAGTTATGAATTAATTAAATACTTCCCTAAATTATTCCGAATAATAGTAGACGCCACAGGAGTCGGAGAAGCCATATGCGAGCAAATACAGAAAAAATCTCGCAGAGCAGGGGCAAAATTCATTGTAGAACCATTTAAATTTAGTAAAGAAAAAAAGAAAGATTTAGTAGAAAGTGGCGTAGCTGCAATGGAAAGGGGGCAGGTACGAGTAGTATGGAGTAAGCGTTTAAATCAAGAAATGACAGGATATAAACGAGAACTAACCGATTCCAACAATTATATTTATCAAAAAACAGCAGGTTCAGATGATTATATAGATGCAATGAATCTTTGCATTTATAACATTGCATTAGGTTTAATTAATGGCGTACCAATAAGCTTTCAAGCAGTACCTAAAACCATACCAAAGCAATTTGGACAAAAACGTAGCCAAAACATCATCCAACCTAAAATACATACCCACAATAAAAGAGTAGTAAATAGTAAAAGGAGAAGATATTAATGCCTCCAGAAAAAGAACCACAAAGACGTAAATTAACCAAAAAAGACTTTATTACAAATAAAAGAATACATGATAATATTCGAACAAGATATAATTTTGCTTCGGATGTTAAAACATATCCTAAAAGTAATTATACACAAAACTTCGCAACATATAGTGACATATATGGGCAAGAAGATGTAGATTACGATTTAATCGATGGACTATATCATTCTACAGTATTAAATCGTACAATTAAAAAAATTGCCAGCGATGCAGTACCTGAAATGTTTAAGGTGCAAATTGTGGATTTAGAAGGTAATCGTGTCGATGAATTAGAACAATTAGTAGCAGTATATTTGGCTCATTTAAAAAGAAAACATATTAATCAATTATTTAATTACACAATGAGATATGGTACTGGGTTCTTATATATCGGAAATAAACAAGAAGACCAGCTAGTGAATATGTTCTGTTTGCATCCAAAGGACTTAAGACCAACAATGGATGAATCAACAGGGGAAATTAAAGAATGGTCATACCAAACTCAAGATGGAGAAATATTAATTCCTGATGAAGATTTATTACGACTACCTTATGACCCAGATATTGGTGAAGTTTATGGTTACTCTTTTATTGGCAAATTAGTACAAACATTACATTTAATGTTAAATACTGAATTAAATTTAGCAGAAATTGTTGACAAATATGCAATTCCAATTTTACAATGGTTAGTGGCTGTTGGTGATGACGAAGAAGTAGAAGATGATGAATTATATCATATAGTTGAATCATTGCAAGACCAGCTTGAATACTCTAATGATGTTGTTACCACAGACAGAATCACAACTGATGTTGTTGGCTTTGCACAATCCCAATACGATATGGAATCTACATTAGCCCAACTTAAAGAATCATATGGTATTCTTACTTTTCCAATGTCTATTGTAGGTGGTAAATCCGACAATTTATCAAGTATTAAAGTGCAAGCAGCACAATATACTAACGATTTACAAGACCTGCAAATGATATTCTCCGATGAAATGATAGAACAGGTTATTGAACCATTTTTATCTACACAAGGAAAAGAAGCTGGTATAGATTATTCAAATATTTATTTAGTATTTCCAGTATTAACTACAGAATCTAATGCTGACACAAGCATATGGTTATTCCCAGCAGTACGTATGGGATTAATCACAAGGGACGAAGCTCGTGCTCAACTTAAATTCAGAGGTAAAGCAATGAAACTTGAAGATATTGAATTTATCGACCCTACAGCAACATACTTGCAAGAACAAGCATTAGAACAGCAAGAAGCTGACCCAGATGAAGCAAAAATTAAGGATGGACGTGGAGACCCTGAAAGTAAATAAGCAATCCCATAATTCATTAAATAGGTAAACAAACAATGAAACCAGGCATCTCAACATACAAAGCAGCATACGCAAAATGCGAAGAAGGACTAAAAGAAAAAGGCGAAGCAACAAGTGCACAATTATTAAATTGGTTAATTAATAACTACAATATACATT